GTTATTGTTATAGTTGTTGTTATTGTTATTGTTATAGTTGTTGTTATTGTTGTTAAAATGGTTTTCGTCGTAATAACTTACTTGCAAATATAAATCAAGTTCTTTTTGTTCGTCCTTTGTAAGTTTTCTTCTAAGAACATTTAATAGTTTTTTTCTAAATGAGTTGGGTGTTTTTTTCTTAGAGGCTTTATCTAATTTACTTACTAATCCCTTTCTTTTACTAGACTTAATTTTTTTAGATGTAAGTATAAGTCGTTCCACCATTTTCCTTTGTTTGTCTGAGAATTGTGGAATAAATTTTTTGACTCTACGTTCTTTCTCTCTTTCCTTTTCTTTTTTTTCTAATGATTTAAACTGTAAATTCTTAAGTTTTTGGGTAGTTTTTTTAAGAAGTTTATTTGTTTTATCTTTATTTTTTAATGTTTTATTTAAACGAGCATTTACTCTGTTGGAATAGCTATTAAGAGATGAAGGGGACTTAAACTGTTGAAATGACTGTCCAAAGGATGATTTTTGTGGTCTAAAGCGATTCTGATAATTATATAATCCAGGATACATATACTATAAAGGTATAAAAAAATATATAACTATCCTATATTTATAATTAATTATTTATATACAATAGAAGTCTTTTTGATGTAAATAATTTCATCAAGTTTTTTTTGTGATGTAGTGTCCTTTTTAATTACATCAAGATTGTTATGTATTACATTATTGATAAAATGATAAGAGTCATAGATTTGTTTAGTGGTGTTTGCACCGGTGATAATAATACTACCACTTTGGAACGCAGAAACGGTCACTTTCTTACATTCCAGTTCACCACAACCACTACCCTTCCCTAAACAATATCCATCACAGTAACACGCCCCCTTGTTCTTATATTTAATATCTAACTTAATCTTATTTTCTTTAATATTGTTGTTGATTCTATTAATAATAGCACTAATATCTTTATTTTCAAACAAACTAGATGTTTTTATATCAACTGAAAGATATTCATTATCTGTATCCAATCCGATATCATTGGGTCCTACGTCGAGGTTGGTTACACTGGAAATCATCTGTGCTATATCCGTTTTATTCTGTACGCAATTTAGTTCATTAAATAGTTTCTCTGGAATATCAGCACTTAAAACATCAAAATTTATAGATAGATAATTACACCTAAAATTATGTCCTGTAGCAAAAGAGATTTTATCTTGATACTTACTGTTCCAATAATATTTACTATTTACACCAGGATAGATACATGGTTCATAAGAAGAATAAATCCCATGTTCTTTAACTAGAATTTGGTGTAGTTCAGAACGTTTTATCTCAAAATCTAATTTAAAATCACTGTTAATTAGAACTATTTTGAAAAACATAATTTCTGGTTCTGGAACACTAAAAACAGATGTATCCTTTGACAATAGATAACGGAACAATATATTAATAGAATTTTGTCCAATTTCTATATCTTTAATACCAGTCATAGAAATAGATCCATTATTGAATAGTTTAATATTATTAGTAACGTCATTACAACAAACTTCTATAGTAATCTGGTTAAAGAAAACCTTCTTGTTTTTCTTTTTTTTTTCCGATATATGTTTTTGAGAGGTACCTTTATTTGGTTTATTACCATATTCTATGTATTTAAAGTGATCATTAATTTCTAGTGAGTCATAGACCTTGCCTATATCTACAAGACAATTAATTTTACTTGTAGCTGTAATTGTAGAGATTCTGAGGTTTGGTGGCAATTCCACACCCTCCATTGTTATTATATTTATTATCATCTTTAAATGATATTTCAATTTTATTTAAAAAGGATATTTTTATTACATATAACCCTTATGAATTCTTATGATATATTAGGAGTAAAAGAGGATGATAGTATAGAACATATTACAAAAAGATATAAAGAACTTGCTAAAAAATATCATCCTGATAGGAACCCTTTAAATGCGGAAGAGTCTACTGAAAAATTTAAGGATATTAATGTTGCATTTATTTATATTAAAAAAAATCATAATAAATTTAGTAGATTTAACAGTACAAACAATAACAATGATTTTAGGGAATTTACAAATTCATTTATAAACAAAGGAGAATTTTTAAATAATATATTTAATAAAGCAAAAAATATAGATGTTAACGATTTATTTGATACGATGTATTCTAATATAAAAAAAATTCGATTCTATTATGATAATATATTTAGTGAAATTGTAACAGATAATATAAATATTAATGTAAATGTTGAATTGGAAGATGTTTATAATAGTGAAGAGAAACTTATAAATTTGGTTAGAACAAGAAAATGTTTAGAGTGTTTCTCTAACAAAGGAACATTTTGTAATATTTGTAATAATAAAATATATTTTGATCAAGAAAAATGTTTTGTATTTAATTGTAGTGAAAAAATAGTAGTATTCTCTGGAGAATCCAATGAAGAAAAAAATAAAAGGCCTGGTGATATTATTGTTCGTATTATTTCAAAACCACACAAACAGTTTCATATAGTTAATAACTATGACATTTTGTATTATATAGTTAACGACAAACTAACAGATATAAAACATGAATTTGAGTTTCTGGATAAAAATAAATTTATATTTGAATGCAAATACCCATTTAATGAGTCATATATAATTGAAAATAAAGGGTTATATATACCATATTCCGAAAAAAGAGGCAATCTTATTATAAAAATTATCCCAACATACACCAAAAATAATAACAATTATAAATTATATTTAAATAATACAACTAAACTATAAATAATGAGTTGGTTAGTAATTGGTTCTTGTGCCAGAGAACTTGCTATTCTAAAAAAACTAAAGAAAGATAACAGTAATATAAAGTTGTATTGTGTTGGAAGTAATCATAACCCTGAAATTTTATCTATTGTTGAAAATTTTACAATTATTTCCAATCTTAATAACTTACTAAAATTTTGTAAATTACATAGTATCAAATATGCTGTAATCGGTCCAGAGAAATATTTGGGTATTGGAATGGTTGATTTGCTAGAATCCCATAATATTAAATGTATTGGGCCTAGTGAAAGATTAGCTAGAATTGAAACTAATAAATTTTATGCAAGGGAACTTCTTGAGAAAAATGGTTCATCACCTTATAATCCCATTTACAAACATTTCACATCTCTTGATACACCTGAACAAATTAAAGATTACTATGATTTCTGTAAAGAACTTGATTTTAAGTATGTTATTAAATCTACTCGATTGTGTTCTGGTAAAGGTGTAAAAGTATCTGGTGTTCATTTTAAAAATGATCTTGAAGGATTAATGTATACGCTTGAATTACTTAATAAAAAACATTCAGTTCTTATTGAAGAAAAACTTGAAGGCGATGAATTTACATTAATGAGTTACAGTGATGGTACCTACTTCTCTCACATGCCCGTAGTAACCGATTTTAAACAACTAGAAAGGGAAGATAGCCCTAATACAGGTAGTATGGGTAGTATCTCTTATTCTAATCATAGAGCTCCATTTCTAACTGAATCAGATATTATTTTGGCTAGAGAAATTAATTGTAAAACGGTTGAATTTTTGAATAAAGATAATAAAGAACTCTACAAAGGTATTATTTACGGTAGTTATATTAAGTGCTATAGTGGAGAAATTAAAATTATTGAATTTAATTCTAGATATGGTGATCCAGAGTGTATTAATGTACTTGAACTGCTTGAAACTAGTTTATATGATATCTATAAAGGTATTATATATAATAGATTAGTTTTTGTTACACCTATTTATTCTAATGTGAATATGGTTTCTAAATATCTTGTTCCCAATTTTTATCCAGAAAAGAATGAGAGTATTTATGAAATTGAACCCAATTGGTACAAAGCAAATAAATCTAATATTATTCTGTCTTCTGTAAATAAATATGAAAATCTAATTCTTTCAACTTCATCTAGAACTCTGGTGTATTTCGAAAAGGGTGATGATTTAAATCTTATCTCAAAACAAATTAATTCTAAACTAGAACTCACTAATTTTAAATTTAGGAATGATATTGGACTTGGATCCGAAGAGGATAATTCATATCTCGGTAGTGGTGTAGATATTGATAAAGCACAGAATATTGTCGAATCTATGTCGCCATTTATTAAGAATACTTTTAATAACAACTGTTTCCATAGTATTGGTGATTATAGTGGTATTATTGGTATACCTAAACAGTATAAAGAACCGGTGTTTATTTCTAGCATTGATGGTGTAGGTAGCAAGCCATCTTTTCTGGCTAAATTAACCAAAGATGTTTATAAAATCGCAGGCGAAGATATTGTTGCACATAGTATTAATGATATTCTTGTAAAGGGAGCTGATCCATTCTATTTTCTAGATTATATTGCTTGTGAAAAATTAGATAAAACACATATTCTAGATGTTATCGAAGGTATGTCGAAAACATGTACCAGATACAGATGTCCATTGGTTGGTGGAGAAACAGCAGAAATGCCTAATATTTATAATAAAAATGAAATCGATATTGCAGGGTGTATAACGGGTATAGCAGAAAAAGAGGATATTATCGATGGTAAAAAAAATATTAAAGTAGATGATCATGTTATCGGGTTGTATTCATACGGATTACATACGAACGGGTTTTCGTTGCTAAGAAAAATATTTAAAGATGTAGAATTGAATAAATCTTTTGTAGATTGGGTAAAACAACCACATAGGTGCTATTATGATGAGATAAAACTATTAGAAGATATTACTATTAATGGTCTTGTTCATATTACTGGAGGTGGTCTTATTGATAATCCACCTAGGGTTTTGTCTGAAGATAAGTGTATGAACATTTATAAGGAAAATCTTATAACCCAGCATTTTAGTTATATTCAAAATCAGGGAAATATTTCAGATGAAGAAATGTATAGAACACTAAATTGTGGTATTGGGTTTATGATTGTTTTGGATGATGAAAATTATAAAAAGGCAAAATATATATTCCATAAAAATAAAATAGAATACTGTAGGGCTGGTTATATTAGTAAAAGAACAGGAGAAGCTGTAAATTTTATATAACTTTATATTAATGATTGAAGGATATGTTAAGAGTATATTACTTGTTGTATTATCATTGAGTGGTAATTTTTTTGCTGAGATACTTGGATGCAACACACAACAACTTTTATCAAGTAGCATGTTTTTTAAACATCTATTACAGTTAATATCTATTTATATTTCTATGGATATTTATGATTCTAAAATAAAACACCCTATTACTAAACTAAAAAATACATTACTACTTTATTCTATCTTTATAATGTTTAACAAAATGAATATATACTTTACAGCGATTGTTTCTCTATTAATACTCACTATTTTCATTATTAATAACTATATAGAATACTATAAAACAATCAGAAAAGATACTAAGACCTTAGAAAAAATAAATAAAATAATATCGTATGTTTCCCTATTTACTATACTAATTGGGTTTATTATTTACTATTTAGATAAAAAAGGTGAATACTCTAAAAATTGGGATATGTACAAATTTATATTTGGAATAAATAATTGTAAAGGATTAAAAAATTGAATATATATTTAAAATTATGAATACATACAAATAAAAGCTATGGCTTACTACGAAACCCAGAACCCTACGGTACTTGAGGAAGCATTTATGAATCTTGCTGATAGGATGTGGGATGTAGAAGAAAAGCAGTATTCTAAGGTAAATACTATAGATATAGATACCATTCACAATACGGCACCTGAAGAACTAGAAAAATCTGCATATAAATCACTACGTCTTATAGAACAAGAAATATCATTTAAGCCTTATAAAATGTGGTGTAGTAGTTGTAAAGATGTTATTGTTATAGAAGAAATTGCTATAAGAGCGAAACGAGAACTGTGTTATAATTTATCTTTTGTAAAGTGAAGGATAGACCCTTCTGGCTTCCAGTTCTAATAGTTCTTGTGTATGTTTTTGTTCAAGTAGTCTGCGCTCTTCTCTATAACTTTCATGGGGACTCAAAGTTGGGTATTTTTGTTGAATATAATATACTGGTGTAGGCGGTGGTGTATTTACAACAGGTCCATGATATCTTACTTGTTTTCTTTGTTTAGGAACATAATATACCTGGGGTGGTGGTGGTTGTGTGAAATTTATATTTATAGTATTTTTACCTCCATTATTTTTTTTACTATGTTGTTTACTGATTTCTTTACGACTATTATATAGACTATCAAGCATATCATAGTCTTCATAATTTTCTGGTTCTCTTATCGAACTAGAACTTCGGTGTTTATCGTAGTTTACGCTAGGTGTATGACTATCTTGTCGAACTTGTTTTCCGTAGTTTATAGGTTTAGGATTCGCATAATTTTCAGGGGTTTTACGATACGGCGGTGGAGGATAATTTCCGTTTGCTGACATACTGTTATAATATTTATTATTATAAATTTTTAAATAATCAATTTATTTATTTATAATTAATTAATTAATTACATTTTGCAGAATTATTTTCTTGCTATATATTATATGGGTGGAGGATTAATGCAATTAGTAGCTTACGGCGCACAGGATGTCTACCTTACTGGTAATCCGCAGATCACTTTCTTCAAGGTTGTCTACCGCAGACACACTAACTTCTCTATGGAATGTATCCAGCAGACGTGGAGTGGTTCTCATCTTGTCGATGGTAGATGTGTAGCCACTATTTCCCGCAATGGTGATTTAGTTCATAAAATGCACCTTCAACTAGACGTTGGTACTAGTAATGCCAAAAAATCTATTTCGGATCTTATTGTTGATGCTGAAGTTGAAATTGGTGGTCAGTCGGTTGACAAACAGAGTGGTGCTTTTATGCAGGCTTGGAATGAACTTACACACACTTGCGGAATTGATGAAAGTACTGCTAACGATGCTGGAACTTTGTTCCAGAAAATGGCTGGCTTAGTTGATGTTGCTAGTCAATCAAGATTTGTTCCACTCAATTTCTGGTTCTGTAAAAACGCTGGTTTGGCGCTTCCTCTTATCGCCCTCCAGTATCACGAAGTAAAGGTTTCTTTGAATCATACTTTAACTACTGCTTATGGTCCTGGTAATGTTACCGGCAACAACCTATGGGTCGACTATATCTATCTTGATACCGACGAGCGTAGACGTTTCGCACAGGTTTCGCACGAATACCTTATTGAACAGGTTCAGGAACAGACCCTCCGAACAGGGGGTGGTGATCACGATTTGCGTTTTAACCACCCAGTTAAGGAACTTATCTGGTTTGCTACACCTACGGCTCGTGTAGCCGCTGATCTTCCTAGACCTACACTACCGATTGTTGCACATGGTAATATCGCATCAGCGGAATACACATTAAAGCTTAATGGACATGATAGGTTTAGTGCTAGACCTCACACCTATTTCTCACGTGTGCAGGTATACCAGCACCACAGTGGTGATGGTGGTGATAATAGTCATTATATTATGGGGACCGCTGCGCTCGAACGTGGCGACATTGCTGGCGAAAACCGCGAAGATAGAATCGGACTAATCACTGATAGTATTTGCGTGTATTCTTTTGCTCTTAACCCTGAAGAACACCAGCCTTCGGGCACTTGTAACTTCTCGAGAATAGATACGGCTGTGTTAAACACCAGTCAAGCAGTTGTCAATAATACTGATAATAATCTAGAAGCCAGTAAGGGTGGCCAGGCGTTGAATAACATTAATCAGGAAGCAAAAATTGTAGCGATTAACTACAATGTCCTCCGTATCATGAGTGGTATGGGTGGTCTTGCCTACTCTAATTAAATGCTATAAATCGCATTTTTATTTAAATATAAAAGAATAATATTAATAATTATCTATGATGACCGATTTAGAAGTTATAGGAAAACAAATAGACGAAACAAGGCATCTACTTTTAGATAATACTAATAAATTAATAGAAAGAGATTCACATTTAGATGATATAGAAAGACAAACTGCAAATCTCGAACTAAATTCATATCTATTCAAAAAAAATTCTAGAAAACTAAAACATAAAATGATTTGTAACCACTATTTATATATTTTCTTCTTTATTGGTGGTATTACTGCTTTAATTTTTATTATATTACTTATTAATAAATAATTTAAAAACAGTTTTAATATTATTTATAGAATGAATAAAACTCAAACATTTATTGAATCTATGTATACATTTATAGAATATTTAAGAATTTTTATTGGAAGTAGTTTTATTTATCTTTTAAGTAAACTTCCTGTTCCACCAGTTATGATTACTCCAAATAAAATTAGAAAGGTTTACTTTACACCAGACAAAGATGATGTAAGTATTATGAGTTATAATATTCATAATGGCCGTAACCAACTTTATCAGAATAGTATAGATAAAATTATTGAAGATATAGAAGGAAATAGAAAATCAATTTTGTGCCTACAGGAAGTTAGCAAAGAACTATACGTACATATAAAGGATTCCCACGGTTATAAGTATGGTTATCACGAAGATGATAAATGTATTCTAAGCGACCATGTTTTGCTGGATACTGATATTTATTATTTTAATAATGTAGGAATATATAAAACTACAAGTTTCCTTATTAGTGGAATTAAAATTGGTGAAGAAGAATTATATGTTTTAAACACGCAGCTGTCTTATGATATTGCACTATATAATCAATTCTACGAATTAGAAGAATTACAACAATATATTAGTAAAAAAGATCTTGGTGATAAAAAATTAATTGTTATAGGAGATTTTAATTGCGCGGATATTAATCTAAAAAATTATCAATTAAATATTACAGATATACTAAAGTTAGATAAAATCAAACTTGATAATACATATCCATCGGTTCTTCCTCTTGTTCCCATCGATAAGTGTTTTACAACAAACATTGATGTTAAAAACTCAAATGTTGTAACAACTACAAATAGCACACATTTTCCGATTTGTATTGAATTGTAATAAAAATGTAATTATTTTTTTATTTATTAATTAATTAATTTTAATTTTAAGGGTCATTAGTATAATGGTTAGTATGGTTGCCTTCCAAGCAATCGGTCAGGGTTCGATTCCCTGGTGACTCAAATTATATTACACGATATAGAATTTATTTTCTTGTAATATATTATAAAAATGTTTAGTAGTATGATGAAAAAAGTGAGAAAGAGTATGAAGCGTGTTGGCGGTAGCAGTTGTGGTTCCCACAAGAAGGTCGCCTCTAAGGGTGGTGCCCACTGTGGTACGAACCACAAGAAAAATGGCGGTATGTACCACAAGAAGAAGGGTGGTATGAGCCACAAGAAGAAGGGTGGTATGGGCCACAAGAAGAAGGGTGGTATGAGCCACAAGAAGAAGGGTGGTATGAGCCACAAGAAGAAGGGCGGTATGAGCCACAAGAAGAAGGGCGGTAAGAAGACCAAGAAGGTTCACCGTAAGTAATTTATTTATATAGTTTATTTGTTTAATTTTAGTATTTTTAATAATTAAAAATATTAATCTATCAATGTTATCTAAAAAAAAATTTATACAAAAATTTAAAGCAAATCTAACAGCAGTTGTTTTAGGTTATTTAACCCGTAAATATAGTAGAAACATGCCTATTGATGAAAGATGTACGGATTGTGATCATAGAATATGTGGTATAATACATCGTAAAGAAAAGATAGAAGATAATTTTCATTTAATAATATTTAAATCTGATATCAAAGATGAGAATAAAGGTGTAACTAGTTTATCATTTGAACCGATATCTACAAGTATTGCTATAAATGATAGACATTACTGTTCACACTGTTCTAAAAAACTGGGTCATTCAAATGAATGCCCTATTTGTCTTGAAACAATTGAAGAAAATATTTCTACAAAATGTAATCATAATTTCTGTTTAAAATGCATAATAAACTGGATACAAATGGATAATAAACAAAACATATTATTCCAGGCCAAATGTCCTATATGTAAATCAGAAATATAGTTATAGATAAATCGATATAGTTTTATAAATGGATAAACCCTATTATACGACATATGTAAAAAAAATAGCTAGACCTGTTTTATATATTTCTGATTCGTCTGATGATGAAGAAGAATAAACTAATATCTAAAATTTTTTCTCTTTATTTTTTTTGATTTGAAAATATGGTTATCCTTTATCCTTTTAATTTTACTGTAACTTTTATATGAATCTACCGTTAGTATAAAACAGTATATATTTCTTATTATAGATACATTAATTGAAAATCTACATACTTCCTTTTTTTTATATTTACCCTTTCCGTTTTTTGTAGTAATCATCTCTAGAACATATTCGTTTGGTTCAATCATGTCCCATTCATCTCTATTTTCCAAAAATATTGCAATTTCATAATTTGAATCAAATTTTATACTTTCCTGTAAATGTTTTGGTACAATTGTTTCTTCAAAAAAATCCATAACTATTATAGTCTCTTCTTGTTCTTCTTCTTCCTCATCGTCATTGCATTCGACTATACTCCTTCTACAAACAGGACATGTCTTATTTTCAAGAAGCCAGTGTGTAATACATTTGTTATGGAAACAATGTCCACATTCGAGTTTGAATCCTCTATCCACCTTTTCGATACAGATACTACAGTCCTGCATGATTATAATAATATATTAGTAAATCAAACAATTTATTCAATTTTTATGATGGAGCAAGTCCTTTTGTTAGATTAATATTATTTGAACCCATTTGTTCTTTAGGAAGAATCATATCATCTAGAGAACACCCTGGACCAACCAGAGGCAGACAAATATCTCGTTCTATTTTAAATTCACATAGAATAGGTCCATCTTTATAGTTTACAAATTGGTCAATTGTTTCTACAAGATTACTACGATTATCACATAAAATAGATTTAATCCCAAAAGAATTCGCCAGTGTGGTATAGCAAGGATTATTATTATTAATTGTAGCTGTATTCCTACCTTCAAAATAGAGTTCTTCCCATACTGTAACCATCATCTGAGCACTGTTATTCATTATAGCAATTTTTACTGGAAGGTTGTATTCTTTAATAGTTTTAAGATCAGAAAGTGTCATATTAAAACTCGAATCACCATCAATTAAAATTACCATATTGTTAGGATTAGCAATCTGTACACCTATCGCATAAGGAAGACCTACACCCATAACACCAAGAGAACCAGATGAGATTACTTTATTAGGGTATTGTGATTTAATAAATTGGTAAGTTTGCATCTGATGATTCCCTACCCCGGTTGTAAATGTAACCTTCTTATCTTTTGTAGCTGTATTAAATTCATTAATAACATCCTCCATATGT